CCCGTAATGAAATGCCGCGCAACAAACGGTTTGCGGCTAATACACGTATTTAGAATTTTTTATTCCTTGATTATAACCACGACGAATCGTCAGACACGTCCCAAATTGCGCCATCGTCAACAACGGTTGTTTCTTTTTCACCACTCACATCAAAATACCCCATGACCGGTTCGTCCAATGTCACGGGTTCGTATTGATTCGCCAGCAGTTTACGCATCGAGAGTCCGACATAGTTTTCAAACCCCTGTTGCGTGCTCAGCCACCCTAATAAGACGAGCGTCATGACAATATCATCATGGGCGCCCGTTTCCGCGTGCCAGTTCTGTCCGTGCGCGACGAAGGTGGTCAGTTCGCGGATGGTCTCAAAGTCCACGATCACTAACTGGTCTTTTTCGACCATCGCACGAAGTGCGGAACAGCCAATCCGTTTATTCACCCCCGAGGTCCGGAGTCCCGGTCGCGACTTCTTATGTCCCGGTCCTGCAAGGCTTTGACCCCGCTTCGGGTGGTTCCGAATGTAGATAATGTTGCCGTACTCTAGATCCATATTTAGCATGTCAGCGACCACTGCGCCGACATCGTTGATTTCAGTGAGCACGAACGCGGAACAATAATGCAGCGCAATATCCCGCACGATCGGGGCAAAGAGCTGTGGGGAGATGTTATTGCGCCGAAACACGGCGACCTGTCGCCACGGGGACACGGACACGTCAAAGACACTCATGACACTGTAGTCCAGTTCCTGACCCTGCGACACGTCCACCGTCGCAATATAGACGTGGCTCGGGTTATATTGGTCCGCACGGACGGGGTGCGCGTACACTTTCAGCCCGTTCCGTTCTTCCAAGGGCGGCTGATAGACCATCTGCGCGAGTTTCTTGGACGAGATGAGCGTGTTCGCGCTTCCTTCAAAGGAGCACTCAAATTCCTGCTCCCATGACATATCGCTGCCCAAGTTCTTTCGCATTTCCTCCGCCCATGCGGCATCACGTCCCGGCACATCGCGCCACGTAAACCCGATGGGATAGTAGGAGTTGCGTTTTTCTTCCGCGTCGTTCCAGATTTTATAAAAGAGGTTATACCCCTTCGGGGTCGAGACGATAAACAGCTTGGTGGTTTTACCGGACGAGATGGTCGGGAACACGGAGGTCATGAAGTCCACCGCGATGTTTTCCGGCACGAACGCAAACTCGTCGAGGAACAAGATGTTGAAGGTGTCGCCACGAATCGCGCTCGCACTGGTGCTTTCCGCACGGACGCGCGAGTTATTCGCGAGCATGATGAGCTTCTGGTCCCACTTCAAGATGCCTTGCTTGAGGAACATCGGCAGCAGTTCGTAGGACTGCTTTAAGCGTCGCAGCAGTTCGATCGCGGTGGCTTCCTTATTCGCGAGAATACCGACACTCACGTCGGGATGGAAGAGGATGAACCACAGGAAGTAGCCACACACGACGACGGTCGATTTGCCGGACTGACGTGCGAGCTTGCAAATGACGAAGCGGTTGTCCTCGAACGCCCGCACGATTTCTTCTTGGAACGGCCACATCTGGAACGGCACAATACCGCGATCGACGTGGACGATCTTCACATAGTTATTGATGAAGTAGAAGACATCGTTCGTGCAGCGGACGTACTCCGCGAGTTCTTCCTGCGTGAGCGCGATTTCCGCATCCGCACGCGGGAGCGCAGAGTTGCCGTTATACCCGGCGTCATTATTGAACGCATTCTTAGGCATCGTCCGCCGACTCCTTCGTCACGTCAATATCCGGCAGCGCGGCCGGCTCGTCTTGCTGCTTTTTCATTTTCTTTAGTTCGCGGAGCAGGTCGGACGCCTTGCCGACAAACACTGCGTTTTCGATATTGACGGAACCAGACTTCGACGCATTCGCGGGTTGCGTGCGTGTGTGATGTGCGGCGGTGGTGTCTTCTTTCGCCTTATGTAAATGCACGAGTTCTTTATTCGCGTTCACCATCGCGGTGAGCATGGAACCGACCACCTCGAACGCGCGCGGGCTGTCGCCACTCTGCGCGAGGAGTATCGCACTATCCAGCGCCTCTTTGACTTTATCAACCGCGCCGGTAATATTGGTTCGTGCGTACTGGACGTCCCGCTCTAGGTCCGCGAGTGGTGCCGGGAGCAGCGGATCAGCCGGCGCGAGTTCCGTGGGGGGTGCAGGAACGAGGGCCGTTGTAGTCGCATCGTCAGACGGTGAGACGGACAGCGCAGGGTCGATCTCAAAGATTTCATCAAGCTGCTTGGTCATACGGTACAGTATTTAGCTTGACGGTGATGCTGATGCGGACGGACTCGTTGATGCACTGGGGCTGCGTGATGCAGACGGACTCGCCGATACACTCCGCGATGACGACGGACTGCGTGACACCGATACACTGCGTGAGTTGCTCGCGGAGACCGATGCGGACGGACTGCCGGACGCCGACGGACTGACGGACGCCGACGGACTCGTGGACGCCGAGAGACTCGGTGATGCACTGCGCGATGGCGACGCACTGACGGACGCGGACGGACTCTTTGATGACGACGGACTCCCTGATGCCGATGGACTCACCGATGGCGTTTCCGGATTCGTCAGGTATTCCGTAATCGTGGTCGTTGTGGTCACATCATCGACGGTCGTGTTTGCCGTAATCGTCTGTGTGGCGGGATCCAGTTCGACATGAATCTCTGCCCACGGCAACGCACCCACCAGCGGCGACCGCAAATCTTCTTCCGTCGAGTTATACAGATTGACAAACACTTCCTCGATCCGCTTCTTGTGCTTGACCGGACCATAGAAGTAGACCTTCATCGAGAAGTCCAATGTCCAGAGAATCACTCGACGGGTCTCAAACGATTCCTCGTAGTTATCGCTGTGCGATACGGTTTGCAGGGAGATCGGAATCGTGTCGATGAGTGCAGGGAACTCCGCGACGGGACGCAGCGCCAAGCTATAGTCCGGTGTGAAGTACGGGAGAATCTGCTCAACCAGTTGCATGCCGTCCTGTTGGAACTTGGTCAGGATGGTCAATTCCATTGTCAGTGTGTAGGGCACACCGACCCACAACCGTGCGCGTTTGCGTTCCTGATCACTTGCAGTCGTGAGTTTGTCGAGGGTGTTGAGCTTGCGCGTCGTATCGTATGCAATCCCCGTCATCTCATACGACATCCGCGGCACGACCTGACCGACCGCACGCGTGAAGTCCGGATCCTGCGTCAGACGATACAACCATCGCTCTTTGGGACCGTAGTCAATCGGCACGACCAGACGCTGCTGCTCGACACCTTGCGCGTCTTCGCGCACAACGGTCATGTCGTCGAATAAACTGCCGAACGCTAACAGGTAGCGGCGCAGAGCGTGATGCGTAAAAAATTCGCGCATAGTTCCTTAGTTGTCGATCGCGCGTGTGCCGCGATTGACGACGACACCCGCAAGATCGGCTTGAAGTAAATCGTTATCCGAGACCGGATCCGCTATCGACGGTGCGCGGTCCGGTAACCCTGACGTGGTCCATGACGCATAACTTGCCGCGCCGATGACCGCTGTGGTATTCGCAAACGTACCCGTCACGTCCTGCACGCGCAGCGTCCGCGCGGCGCTATTCCATGCGGTGACACGACCCGTTGCAGTGGCGGTCGCTAACGACGCACCTTGATACGCGGTTTCCCCTGTCTCGTAGGTGCCGGACCCACCGGTCGCCATCTGAAGCTCGATGGTATAGGCATCCACCGACGCGGCGCCGTCAATTTCAGCAATCTGCGTACGCACCGTTTCGTGGGTGAAGTTAAACATTTCACATCGCAGTTCGTAAGTGTAGAGCTTGCCTAACTGGAAGAGCTGCTCTTTATTTTCGACAAATCGAATTTCAAACAAATATCGATTGGTCGGCGTCATCTCCACAAAAATCAAATCGTGTTCGTTCGGTCGCAGAATGGTCGTGTTCGCATCCGCCGCTGGCATAATGACCGACGTATTGAACCGACGCTGCGACACCACGAACGTCGCTTGGTCTTGAATATGCAGACCAAACTTACTGATGAACTCTGACTGTCCCTGAAAGCTCTCAACCGTCTTGAGATACATCTCAATCGGATACGCTTCCGTGAACTCGTTGAGGGGGTCTTCACCGAGGAACGTGTCGAGGTTGACCGCTGTGCGCGGCACATAGTAGACCTCGTGTCCGTAAATCTGAATCGACTCGTCAATCAGATCTTGAACAAGATCCTGCTCCGACTCGAACGTCGTGTGGTTGAAGTAGGGGTTCAGCGCCATTGGTGACCCTACCCAACAATAAACTGCGGCGGTTCCGTGTAGGTGCGTTGCAGTTCGGTTTCTAAATCACGGATCTCCTGATTCGCTTCCGCAAGCATCGACTTCCCGTCAAGCTGCACACCACCGGGCAACGCAATGCCCGCATACTTACTCAGGTTGAGGCCCCACTGTCGCTTGAATAGTGCGATGCCGTACCGTTGCAACCAGCGGTCGCTCCACACATCCGTGTAGGTGTCGGGGTCAATCACGCGGAACCCTTCGACGACAATATGCTGACCGGGGAGGAACGTGGCGTTCCAATTGACATCGACATACAACCGATTGAGGTGTCGCGAGAACCGAATACCGGGACGACCACGGAACGTGTCGTTCAAGAGTTGCTGATACGACCGACCGATGTGATAGGGAATAATGGAGTTCGCGGTGAAGTTCGACAACAGCGAGATGTTGAACTGCGACTGCGGGTCGAACAGAATGTCCGCAGAGATACGGGAATCGAACGGTGCAAAGACGCGCGTAATGCCGATGACCGAATCCGCAATCGGAAACCACCGATTGTCGATGTCGCCACGCGTGACGGTGGCGAGCGTCGCGGTTGCGCCAGTCTGTTCGCCGGTAATGACTTCACCCACGGTAAAGGTCGCGCGACCCGAGTCGGTATACGCGTCGGTGGGTTCCGTGCTGTTACTCGTGGAGATCATCGTGTAGTACGTAATCGAGGTGCTGTTGACCGACGAGACGATTTTTCCAACGGTGTTACTGGTGGCACCGCGCACGGTTTCGCCATCCTCAAACGTACCGACCGAGGCGCCGGTAAAGGTGAGGGTGCTTGCCGTCACCTCATGGCGCATATACGTCTTCGCGACGGCATCGTAGTGATGCTGCTGATAGACGTAGAGCGCCTCGTCGATGCGATCTTCGAGTTGCGTGTTCTCGACATTGATTTGCAGGACCGGCTTCCCGAGTGCCCGCAAACAATACTCTTTGAACTCGTCGCGTGAAGTAGGTATCGCCATGCTATCTCTCTCGATTAGACGGACACACCGTCAGTGCCCAGCGAGACATAATAAATTGCATACGTGTGGTCGGGTGCTGCACCCACGTCATTGACGGTATAGGTGATTGACCAGTAGTGTCCCGCTTTGACCGGCATCATCATACTATTATACTTTGGACCGGTCGTGTTATCGAGCATCATGTATCCGCGCACGGTGCTCGGCGTACCGCTGCTGTCGGTGCGGTACGTATACCGAAGGTCGTTTCCCCCAACTCCGATAATATCCGCCACCACCACAATAAATCCGTCGCTGTCTGTCAGATAGACGGTATTGACGGACTTGGATTGCCAGTCGCGCATCGCTAACGAACGGGTGTACTGTACAGGACCGTTCACCTTAAGCGTCTTCGTGCTCGCTTCAATCCGCATCCATTCGTCCGTGGCGCCGATGGTGGTAAAGACCACGTTCGAGGATGCACCTGTTGCTGCGTTCAGACCCGACTGAATGTAGGTCTGACCGCTTGCCCATGCTACACGCATGGTTCCCGCACTACCGGTGGTCGCTGTTGAGCCGAGGACAACCGTATTCGCGAGCGTAATCGCACCGCCGGTGACCGCGAGTCCACCGTTCAGGGATGCGGCGCCGGTGACCGAGAGCGTGCCGCCCGTGGCGAGTGTCGCCGCGGTGAGACCCGAGGCGATGGTCGTGGTGCCCGTGACGGCGAGCGTGTTACTCAGCGTCGTCGCACCGGTGACCGCGAGCGTGCTACTCAGGGTTGTCGCTCCGGACACCCCAAGCGTACTCAGTGCGGTGACCGCCCCCGTGACACCGAGTGTACTCAGCGCGTTCGTCGCCCCTGCAACCTTGACGGTGGAATCGAAGTAGACCGCACTGGTCACATTCGAGATCGACACCTTCGACAGTGACGTGTTTCCCGTCACCGTCAGCGTATTGCTCAGTGTCGTCGCCCCCGTCACCGCGAGCGTGTTACTCAGCGTGGTGGCGCCGGTGATGGTCAGCGTGTTACTTCCGGTAATCCTTCCGGTGACCGCAACGTTTGCACTGTGTGTGGTGTTGCCGGAGACGGTGAGCGTGTTACCGACCGTGGTGGCGCCGTTGATAATAAACGTATTACTATACGTCAGCGCATTTGTTAAGGTCAGCGACGTAATCGTGGCGTTGTTGAGCGTCGCGGTGTTGACCGTTGCGGTATTGACATTCGCAGTCGTCATCGTGACGAGCGA